CTTGATGGATGCCAAAGAGATCGAGTGCGAGTATGTACCGCACGGCATTGATACCAAGATCTTCAAGCCAAGCAATCAGATTCAGGGCATGGATGTTCGTGAGTACATGGGCATGACTGATCAGTTTATTGTCGGCATCAACGCGGCAAATAAATCCAGTGGCTTGATGCATCGCAAATGTTTCTCAGAAAATCTTTTAGCATTTGCAATCTTTAGATCAAGACATCCGGATGCAGTGTTGTACATCCACTCAGAGCCTCTAGGTGCAACCGGCGGCTGGAACCTTATTGCAATGTTGCAGGCCTTTGGTATTCCATCGGATGCGGTGATGTTCCCACCGATGCTTGATTACAAGTACGGAATAAGCCAGAAGGATCTTGCTGCTCTCTATTCTGCAATGGATGTCTTATTGGCTCCAGCGCTGGGTGAAGGCTTTGGCCTTGCAACTATTGAGGCTCAGGCCTGCGGTACTAGGGTAATCGGATCTAACTGGGGCGCTACCCCGGATCTAATTGCAGAAGATTCTTGGCTTGTCGAAGGGCAGCCTACTTGGGATGCCGGCCAGAACGCTATTTGGACCATCCCGCTAGTGCCTTCAATAGTGCAGGCTCTTGAACTTGCTTATCAGGCTGATCGTGGCCCTAGCAAGTTAGCCATCGAGTTCGCTAAAGAGTTTGATGTAGATAATGTCTGGAGCAAGTATTGGGTTCCGACTCTAGGCAGGTTGCTGGCTAAGTGATCCCAGTCTTAGGGTTCTGCACTCTAAAACGCTTTGATCTTGCTGAGAGATTGCTGGCCTCGATAGATTACCCAGTCGAGCATCTTGTCATCATTGACAACTCAGGCACTCAGACTTGGCAGCCTAGCAAGCCAGACTTAGTAAAGAACCTTTGGCTTATACAAGTGCCTTATGGCTTAGGCCTTGTAGGTGCTTGGAACCTGATTGTCAAAACTACCCCTTATGCACCCTATTGGTTACTGGTAAATGATGATGCTTGGTTCGCTGCTGGATCGCTAGAAAAGATTGCTAATCAGGTAGATACTCAGGCCTTAAACTTTGTAGACATCATCCCATCTTGGTCATGCGTGGTTTTTGGCGAAGGCATGATCGCTAAGGTTGGCTTGTATGATGAGCGATTCTATCCGCTGTATTTTGACGATAACGATCTTGAGCGCCGGGTCAATCATCATGGAGTACCTATCAAGACTATTGAGGCCAAGGTCTATCATGAGAACTCAAGCACTCTAAACTCAGGTTACGCAGTCGCAAATAACAGGTCTTACCAAAACAATCAAAAACTCTTTACCGCTAAAGAAAATGACTACACTCAAGGCGAGTGGGATCTAAGCATTAGAAGGGCTAACCGATGGGACTAAGGGTTTACACCGGTGGATCTTTTGATCTATACCACTGGGCGCACGGTGAGTTCCTAAGGCGCTGTAAAGAACTGGCCGGGGATGGCCAAGTAATTGTGTCACTAAATACGGATGAATTTATCAAGGAATATAAAAAGAAGGGATTGGTGATGACTTATGAGGAACGGAGAAAGGCGCTCTTGTCTTGCCGCTGGGTTGATGATGTCGTTGCCAATATTGGTGGCGCTGATAGTCGTATGGCTATTGACTTAGTAAAGCCGGACCTGATTGTTATTGGATCAGACTGGGCTAGAAAGAATTACTACACTCAAATGGGCTTTGATCAAGATTGGCTGGATGACCGGGGTATCGGGCTTTGCTACATACCGTACACTCAAGGCATCAGTTCGACAGACATCAAAAGCCGATTGCGGTTTGAGCGGTAGAATTAGGTTATGGCAATCTCCAACGGATACGCAACCTTAGCCGAGGTCAAGGCTGCACTTCGCATAACCGACAGCATTGATGACTCTCTCTTGGAGATGGCTATTGAGTCTGCATCCCGATTGATGGATGGTCACTGCGCTAGATCTTTCTATAACGCGGGTACCGCAGCGCGCTACTTTGTAGCCGACACAGACTACATAACTTATATTGATGATGCTATCTCGATCACTCAGGTTGCAACAGACACCTCAGCCGATGGCACTTATGACATTATTTGGCAAGCCGATGACTACCAACTCGAGCCGCTAAATGGGCGCGTGGATGGCCTTGTAATGCCTTACAACGCAATTAGAGCAGTCGGTGATTACACTTACCCAATCTGGGGTGGCGAAGGCTTGGTCAAGGTTACAGGCACTTGGGGCTTCAGTGCGATTCCTACAGCGATCAAGCAAGCAACGATCATCCAGTCATCAAGACTTTTCAAAAGACTTGATTCCCCCCTTGGCGTGCTTTCCAGTCCCGATTTGGGTTTCATCAGAGTTGGCTCACGCCTTGATCCTGATGTTGCTCAGTTGGTAGATACTTACCGGATTGTGAAGTTTGCATAGTGGCAGCAATCAGCGCTATCCGCAGTGGGCTTACGACTCAATTAGCAACGATCACCGGGCTAAGAACTAACAGCACCGGCACGATCCCGGACAATGTAAACCCGCCTTATGCAATAGTTCAAATCTCTACAGTGGACTATCACAAGGCATTTAACAACGCGCTAAACACCTATAACTTTGTGGTGACCGTTGTTGTAGGTCGCGTGGATGAGCGCACCGCGCAAAGAAGTCTTGATACCTATTGCACCCCAAGCGGAGCAAGTAGTATCAGGGGTGCTATTGAAGCCAACAGAACTCTTGGTGGAGTTGTGTTTGATACAATAGTTACAGGAATGAGAAACTACGGCTCAGTCACAATCGGCGATACTAATTACCTAGCCGCCGAGTTCGATATCGCTGTTCAGGCAGACTAACAAAAGGAAAAAAATGGCAAAGCAAGTAATCACCAGCCGCTTTGTGTCTATCGGCACAGCGGATATCTCTAACGCATTATCGGGAGCCTCACTTGAGATTTCCGTGGATGAGGTAGATAAGACCTCACTTTCTAGTGGTGGGTACCGCGAGGTAGCAGCAGGTTTGCGCTCAGGATCTATCACTCTAAACTTCATGCAGGACTATGCTGCTGGAGCCATTGACTCACTTCTATTCCCACTAATCGGAACCGAAGCGACTGTCACAATCCGCTCAAGTTCGGCAACAGTATCTTCATCCAATCCTTCGTACACGACCCTAGCCTTGATAACTGGTTATGCCCCAATTTCGGGAGCAGTCGGAGATTTGGCAACATTTGATGTTACATACCCAACTTCAGGAATTATTACACGCGCAACCGCCTAAAAAACTAAAAGGATAAAACATGAAAATAAACCTACGCATCCTATTTCTTGACGGCAACTCTAAAGAGATTACTTGCTCAGCAAGTGATCTAGTTAAGTTCGAAGATAAGTTCAACATCTCAGTAAGCAAGATCCAAGACGAGGTAAGAATTACTCACCTCTTGTTCTTGGCTTGGGCTTCAGAACATCGCACCAAAGCAACAGGTTTTGACTTCGAGGCTTGGACAGAAACTGTCGAGTCAGTTGGAGCCAGTGAGATAGACCCAAAATAATTGGGTTAGGTGATGACTCCAGTCATTGGTTCATCGCCACTCTTGCAGTAGAAACCGGAATCGCACCATCGGTCTTGATGCAAGAATCTGATCGGATGCTTTGGACTATGGGCCGCTACATGATGTGGCGTGCCAGTAAGATGAGCAATTAGAAAACCCCCGCCTACGCAGCGGGGGCTTTTCTTTTATCTTGCTAGATTGTTTTGGTTTCAAATCCAGTTATTGAAAAGCGTGGATTAGATAGCACTGCTCCAACCGCTAGATCAATCATGCGCTGCACTTCTTCTTGAGAGTGCTTGGAGTTGCGGCAAATGTTGGCAAATTCCTCAGTGTCTGTAATTGCGTTGTAGGCAGTGCGTACAACTAGCGATTGCCAATAAGGGTTTAGGTGCGGGATCGAGTCTTTGGTTATTGACTGAGTAGCCTCTATTGAGAGTGTGATGGTGTAATCAATCTCGGCTTGATTGGCCTCTTGTGACATGGCCTCATTGGCACTGGCAAAGTCATCACCGAAGGAATCCATAAAGTTCCAGTAAGCCCACCCTTTGCTGTAATAGGCAGAGGTAGACATTTCATTATCAGTAGAGTTCCAGTCGGTTAGGTGAGCAACTACCAAGCCATGATCATCTTGGTATGGTGTGACCGGTTGGTAAGTGACAAACCAAGTAGCGCCTCGGCTATCTACGCTTGAGTGAACCGCTGGCTTGTCTAGATCTATTGCAGTTGTCTGAGTCATTTGATTTCCCTTTCTATTGACTTGCTTGTAATGTAGCACAGTTTCAGGATGTCAAGCCTTATTTAGATTACAATTTCATAACAGCGATAGAATAGAGGTTATGGCTGCCTCTCTTTTCACCTTTACTCTTACCAAAATTGGTATGTCTAGGGCTGGATTAGTGGGAGCCAATGACTACTCAGTTACCGAGATCAGGGAACTTCAGCGCAGGCTCAAGACCGTAAATCCCATACTTCGCACCGAGTTGATCAGGGATGCTAAGAAGGCCGGTGAGCCGGTGCAGTTGGCAGTCAAGAGCGCTATTGCTGCGGTAACTCCATTATCAGGTATGACTCAAGGCCGCCTAAATTGGAACCTCAGCGTGGATGCCAAGGGCAAAGGCCACAAGTCTACTGATGTCAAATTGCAGTTTCGAACCCGCTCAAGTGGGCGCTCGGATGTCACTAGCCTAGTAAGAGTGCAGGTCGCATCGCCGGCAGTTGTCATGGCCGACATGGCTGGTAGATCCCGCACTTACATGGGTGCCGGGTATAAAGGCTCAGGCCAAACCCGCGAGTATGCCTACAAGGGTGGCACTCGTACGCACCGCGTGGATGGCAGGGGTATCAAGAATCCTAAGAGGCAGTACAAGTTTGCAAGACAAGGTGATGCCCTATTGCAGAACCTCGGCGGCTCGGCTTCACGCTATGTCTGGCCAGCAGCAGAGAATAAAATTCCAGCAGTACGATCCGCGATTGAGAGCATCCTGCGCGATGCCTATACCAAGATAAATAGAAAAGGTTTGTAATGGCTGGCTCAATACTCATACCCCTAAAAGCGGTCTTTGATGACAAGGGTGTAAAAGACGCTTCAAGACAATTTAGCAAGTTAGGTAAAACCCTAAAGGGAACCCTTGGCGCGGTTGGTCTTGGTGTTGGTCTTGCAGCAATTACAAGCCAACTAAAGCAAGCCACTAAGGCTGCGGTCGAGGATGGCAAATCGCAGGGCCTACTTGCTCAGCAGTTACGCAATACAGTTGGTGCAACTGATGAGGCCATTGCAGCCAATGAGCAATACATCAGCAGTCTTGAACTCTCAGCGAATATTGCTGATGACACTCTTAGGCCGGCACTTGCAACTTTGGTCCGAGCGACTGGTGATGTTGGTCGCGCGCAGGAACTTCTTGCAATCTCTACTGATGTTGCCGCTGGTACCGGTAGAGATCTTGGCGCGGTTGCAATCGCAGTAGGTCGAGCAGCCAACGGTCAGACTACAGCGCTGAAGCGTTTAGGTATTACGGTCAAGGCCGGTGAAGATCCGATCAAGGCTCTTAGTGCCGCCTTTGCCGGCAACGCTGAGGCAGCCGCTAATCTTGATCCGTTCCAAAGATTACAAGTTATTTTTGGCAGGATCCAAGAGCAGGTAGGTGTTGCACTTGTACCAACCTTGCAAAACTTTGCAAACTTCTTAGCCTCAGAAGAAGGCCAAGGCAAGATACAACAATTTGTTGATGTCGTTACTATTGCCCTAGAAGGCCTTGTAGGATTCATAAACTTTATTGCTGATAACTTTGAAACGCTAAGCAAACTTGGAACGGTTATTGGTACCGTAGCGGTCGCTATGGGCGTGCTAAACATTGCGCTCAATACCAACCCGATCATTCTTGCGATTTCAGCGGTTGGCCTTCTTGTAACTGCCTTTATGGCTCTCAATGGGCAGATCAATCTTGTCAATAATGCAAGGCCTAAGAACGCGGCTGAGGCCGGCCAGCAAGCCTTTGATGCTTCAATGAGATCTGCCGAACGCAATCCAATTTTTGGCACACCTTACAATGAGTCACAGGCTAGATTTAACGCCGAGAAGGCACGCCGTGAAGCAATCAAGCAATTCAAAACTGATGCTTATGACCGCGGTGAAGCGGCTCGCTATGGTGCGCTTGTAGGTCAATTCCAAAAGACAACCGGTGCAATCTTTGATCCATTTGCAGGTGCAAGCACTGGTAAGACCGGTGGCACCAAGGCAAAAACTCCATTACAACTTGCTGCTGAAAAGGCTAAAGAGGCTCTAGACAAAGCCAAGGAAGTCCTAAAGGAGTTCAAGGATGACATCAAGCAACTTGGTACAGGCTTTGAGTCACTTGGTCAAGCGCAATCGGAACTAGGTCAATTCCAGCAATCGGTTGTAGATACCTTTGATGAGATAAATAAAAAGATCGCTGAAGGATTAGCCTCTAATAAGTTTGGCACTAAGGGTCTTGACGAACTTCGCAACTTCCTAAAGGCTCAGAGAAATCTACTTGAGGAAAATGCTAGACAGCGCGATGCAATTATCGAAAAGCGCTCACTTGCTAAGGCACTGTTCGATGAGGTCAAAGAGGCTCTTACCGGCGCTGGTAGCCTAGCCGGCCTTCTTGAAACTCAGACTAGACAAGTCACAACTTCTATAACCAAGATCGTGGATGGCTTTACAGTCACAACCAAGCAAACCGTTGATGAGGTTGTTGGTGGTCAGGGAGTCATTTCTAAACTCCAAGCGGTTGTAACTAAGACTCGAGCCTTTGCGGTTCAACTAACTAACCTAAAGGCACTGGGTCTTGACAAGGATCTATTCAAGCAAATTGTAGATGCCGGCCCTGATGTCGGTGGCCAGTTGGCAAAAGAAATCCTTGACGGTGGTACAGACTCAGTCAAGGCACTAAACACAACCTTCAAAGAATTGCAGGATGTTACTGCCGGGGTTGCTGAGCAAACAGCGGTTGTCATGTTCAACGCTGGAGTAGAGGTAGCCGGTGGCCTAGTTGCCGGTTTGCTATCTCAAGAGGCCGCTCTAGTGGCTGCTGCTAAAACTCTAACCGATGCTTTTAATGCTGAGTTCAAGGCCAAAGTTGATGCCTTACAGTTGCCTGCTGCAAGTACCGCTCAAGACACAAAAACACTTACCTACACTCTTGGTCAAATCAAACTTATGCAGACAGAAGCAGGAAGCCCGGCACTGGCTAAATCTAATGCGGCACTCGCTAATCAGTTGATTGCGCGACAGGCTTACACTGCAAAAGGTACAACCGTATCGGTAGTAGTAAATGCTGGAGCGGGTGCTAACGGTAAGACTATTGGTCAGCAAATTCAGGCAGAACTAAATAAGTACGCTAAGTCGAGTGCCAAGTAATGCCGGATCAATTAGTCGAAATTGGATTTGATCTATCATCACCAACCGGCCCATTTTTTACCCTTGATGATCCAGTCAAGGGCAGACTAGATAATACGGACTTCACTCTTGCTGGATTTGCCTACTATGACATAACCAACTATGTAACAGGCATCTCGCTGTCACGAGGTAAGTCCGACAACATTGATAACATCTCATCCGGTAACTTGGTGGTAGAACTCAATAACCGTACTCGCGCTTTTGATCCTGAGTATCTAGCCAGCCCATTCGTTGGCAACATCCTACCTAAGCGACAGGTTCGATACTCGGTAAATGGGATCCAGCAGTATCAGGGCGTTCTCGATGACTGGGGATTGCAATATACTCCCGATGGCGATGCTGTCGCAGACTTCTCGGCATCCGATGGTTTTGTCTATCTAAACAACCAAACTCTTGGTGCTGGTACTGCAACCGAGCAATTATCAGGGGCGCGCATCAATGCAATCCTTGATGACGCCTTTGTTCAATGGCCAGCCAGTGAGAGAAGCATTGCAACAGGCATAACTACTGTTGGAGCCAATGTTGTTAGCGATGGGCAGAATGTTCTTTCTTACTTGCAGCAGATTGAACTTGGAGAACTTGGTCTTTTCTTTATTGGCAAAGATGGTAAAGCGGTTTTCCAACAGCGTACCTTTGCACCTGCCAGCGCAGGAGTTCCTAAGTTTGCTGATGATGGCACCGGCATTGGGTACCAGAATTTGCAGATTGCTTATGGCTCAGAGGATCTAGTAAATGAGGTAGCCTCTACCTCGGTTATTACCCAGAGCGAAGTTTTAAGCATTGATCTCGCCTCTCAAGAAGAGTTTGGAATCTTTAACAACACTTACACCGACTTGCTACTTAGCACTGATGAGCAAGTCATAGATTTCAATGCAACATTGCTAAAGAAATACTCAGATCCGGTTTACCGCTTTAGTGAATTGCAAGTAAGACTAAATAACCTAGATCTAACTAATCAAAATAAGGTACTGAATCTTGAACTGGGTGACTTTGTTCAAGTAGTTTTTACCCCTAGCGGCATCCCGCCGGCTATCAATAAATACGCTCAAGTCATCAGAGCAAACCACTCAGTGGATCTATCCGGCGAGCATATTGTGACGCTAGGTCTAAGCACGCTAAACTTTACCTATCTAATACTTGATGACCTAGTATTTGGTAGACTAGATGAAGGCTCTATTGCCTAGAATTTCAGGAGATAAATAAATGCCCGGATTAGGCCGCAAAGTCTTTACTGCAACCGAGGTTCTTACCGCAGCCAATGTAAATGGCTACTTAATGGATCAATCAGTCATGCTGTTTGCTTCATCAGCAGTACGCGCAACCGCTATTGGAACCGCCGCTGAGGGTATGGTTACCTACCGATCAGATTTCAATGTAATCGAAGTCTTTGATGGAACTAGTTTTGTTGGTGTAAATGAGCGAGCAATTACTTCCATGACTGCAAGCGCGATGACCGCAACTCTAAACATGGCTAACGGTCTGATTGTCGCATCATCTACCGCAGCCCAGACAATCACTGTCCCTGATGTTTTTGAAATTGGTCAGGCTTTCGAGGTAATTCGTGATGGTGCCGGTACTGTAATTCTTACCGCTGGCAGCGGCGTTACCTCATGGGCAGCAGTCGGAACCGCTGGAACCGCAGTTACCTACAAAATTAATGAGCAATACAACGGAGCGCAAGTCTTTAAGACTGCTGCCAACTCTTATAGGGTTATTGGAAAGATTACAGCCTAATGTCCTTTGGATTAGGATTTTGGGCTACTGCTGGCGGTAGTGCTGGCGGTGTAAACTTTATTTCTTTTATGACTGCTGCCGGTGGCGCTAACGGACTAAGTATTGTAAAAGACAGTGCAGACAATTTATATGTATCCGGCGCAAGCGGCTCACCTTCTGATATTCAATTAGTAAAATATAGTTCTGCTGGAGTAGTTCAATGGCAAAGAAAACTTGCTAGTGGAACTGCTGAGAGTGGTACGAGTATTGGTGTTGATTCTTCAAACAATATCTATGTAGGTGCGACCATTCAAAGGTCAGGTAACTTTAGTGCTTTTTATGTAGCAAAGTATAATTCATCAGGGACTCTACAGTGGCAAAGATTTCTAGATGGAACTAGATATGATGATTTCTCAAAGTTAGCGGTATCCGCTTCTGGAGTATCATATCTAGTTGGTGGTTCTGATACTCCAAATAGCGGTAGTCGCAGTAATCCGCTTATTGCTAGGTATAACACCAGCGGGACTATTCAGTATCAGGCTTACGCCAATAATGCGGATCCGGGTGGCTATGGACTTGGTGCAGCAGTAGATACATCTGATAACTACTACTTTACTGGCTATGCCATTGTTGGCGGAATCCCAAGATTCCAAACATATAAAATAAATTCTTCAAATACAGTTCAGTGGCAAGCACGACTTGACAGCAGCGGAGATGCTATTGGATATGCCTGCGCTACCGACTCTTCTCTAAATGTATTTGTAGTCGGTTCATCCGGTTCATATTCAGTCGAAGATGCACAAATCATTAAATATAATTCTTCAGGTGTAGTTCAGTGGCAGAGGACCTTAAGCACTGCGAGTCAAGAATCCTTTAGCGATGTTCATGTTGATTCTGCTGGCGATATTTACGCTATTGGTTTTGTTAAAATATCAGGCGTCAATCATGGCCTTCTTGCTAAATACAATACATCGGGTACTTTACAGTGGCAAAGAACTTTCTCGAACCTATCTCTTAGCAAGATAACATCTGATTCAAGTAATAATCTTTATTTATCTGCAACCAACGGCGCTAATCAAGTTTTTGTTAGAGTACCAAATAATGGTTCTGCAACTGGAACATATAGTATTAGCGGTGTGTCAGTAACTTATGCTGTTGCAACTATGACTGATGCCAGTTCTTCATACACAACTGGAACATATAGTGTTGGCCTGTCAGGAACATCTTTAACAGACGGAGCAGGTGCATTGACTGATTCCGCTACCACACTCACACAAACAATAGTTAACTTCTAGGAGCGAGAATGTCACTTTTCTACAACACTATTACAAATGAATACCCGCGCTTTATCGGGGACCTAGAATTACTAGGATATCGAACTGGAGATCCATTGCCAGAGGGCTGGGCATCAGTGCAGCAGTCAGAATATCCTCGTGACATTGGTGAAAATAAAAAAGTTGTTGAACTTGCACCAGTTCTTATTGATTCTACTTGGCAGCAAAGATTTGAAATCTTAGATATGACAGATGAAGAAATAGAGCAAGCAAATGCCCCAAGAATTGCCAAACAAAAATTGATTGATGCTGGCTTATCCGAAATGGAAATCAAGGCATTACTAAATAAAATAATTAGATAATTTGTAAATTAGATAAGTCATCGGCCTACGCAACCGGAAAAGAAAGACCGATTGTGTCAGATCAAGAAGTGCCGCTATGGGCGCAAGAACTCATAAGAGAAGTAACTATTCTCAATGAGCGCCTACCTAATCACATTGACTATACCCAGCGCAATATTGCTGATCACGAATCGAGGATTAGAACCCTAGAAGCGTTTAGGTGGCTATTGCTAGGTGTTGCTTCTATTTCCGGTGTCCTTGGTTCTTTTATTACTCGAATGATTGGTGCGTAAGATGACTTGTTTTTTTGAACCAGTAAGAGGTCCGGGCCGAGAGCGCCGTGACGAACTTGGCAATACTGCACCTTATAGATCACAACCACACCGCGGAAGCGACTGGGGATTTACTAATGGATCAGAGGGTAAGAACATCTTTGCTGCTCATGCTGGCAAGGTGACAAAAGTCGAAAATAACCCAGCCCTTGGTTGGAGTGTTGTAATAAAGTCTGTTTGCGCTACCCCAGCCTGCGCTAAAGATTTCATCGAGTATAACCATATGCTCAGACAACCATCGGTCAAGGTTGGCGATGAGGTCAAGGGCAACTACCAATCTGTAATCGGCCTCATTGGCGCGACTGGATCAAGTCTGTCAAAAGCCGGTGCTAATCACTTGCATGCATCCTGCGCTCCAAACCCACAACCGCACAAGGCTGATCGTAAAGTCCTAAAGGATCTTTTTAAACTTATTGATAAGTCATCAGCCGAGCGTAAAGCCATCAAGGAAGCGAAGATACCAAATGCCTAAGACCTCAATCAAAAACCGCTCTAAGGCCGTTCTAGAGGTCGTAGCAACCCTAATTTGGCGTGGCTTCGGATTGTTCTTATTTATCTTGGGCGGTGCTGCGGGTACCGGCGCGATCGTGACCGGTAACTGGCTTGATGGTGTGATCATTGCGTGGCTTACCTTAATGATTGGAGTCATCGGTGCGGTGGGCTACGCTATTGCAACCACTGGCAGGGCAGACTCAGAAACGGTTGCATCCGCTACTAATGATGCTGTCAAGAAGGCCTCAGAGAAGAAGTAGTAATTGCGCTTTTTGCAATGGCTTATTATTAGGCTAATGCTTATCCACGCCTACTGGATTTTGCGTAAATAGCCTTTCGAGTTGCCGGGGTCGTGCCGCCCCAAATACCATGCTCTTCTTGAGCGACTATTGCGAACTCAGCGCATAGATCTTTGATCGGGCAACTAATACAAATCCGCACCGCTGATAACTCCATGGCCTTTTGCTGCGCTAACAATAAAGCATTAGATACACCCTTTTGAGTATGGAAACCTTCAGGATAAAACCAATCCCTGTAGACCTCTTGAGTGCATAATGGGGGATCTTCTAAGTCAGCCACTGCGTTGCTAAGTTGTAGATAAAGATTCTGTATCTTTTTGCTCATAATTAGCCTTTTGTCGGTGGTCTGCCCTAGTGTATGGAGTATCAAAAGAAAGGGCAAATCCATGCAACTACTAAATGAGGATCTAATTACCTCAGCAACTCTCTTAGGTCACTTTGATAATGGTTCTGATGAGTGGCATGAGGCACGCAATGAGCCGGGAGCGGTGGGTGGATCGGACATTGGTGCAATCGCCGGTTGGAACCGCTTCGAGAGCGCAATTACGAAATGGGCAAAGAAGACTGGCAAGATTGCAGACACTCTAATCCCAAGTCACCGGATGCGTATGGGTACAAAGTTTGAAGATGACTTACTAGAGATCTATCAAGAAGATCACCCGGATCAAGAGGTGCTGATCACTGGTACTTGGGCATCAATTACCGAGCCTCTAAATCGCGCTAACCCTGATGCGGTTGTCATTGATGAGAACGGTGAGTTGCTTTTGATCGAGGTCAAGTTTATGGGCGATAACGCTTATGAGATACCTAAGTCATATCAAGCGCAAATGCAATGGTACATGGGCATCCTTGGCATTAAGCGCGGTGTATTAGTTGCGTGCGCTGGATCTAATTACATAGAGTTGCCGATCGAGTTTGATGCTTTTGAGTTTGACACTCTTTGCCTACTGGCTGATCAGTTCCGCCGTTATGTAAATAATGACATAATGCCGGACTGGGATGGATCTAACTCGACTTACGAAACGATTAGAGCGCTGCACCCGGACATTGATCCTGAGCAGACTGAGGAACTTGGCCAATTAGGCATTCACTTATCTAACACCTATGCTGATTTGCAAGAACTTGAAAAGAAATACAAGGAACTTCAGAGCCGGACACTTGATGCAATGGGTCAGGCTAAATGGGGAACCATAGATGATCAAAAGGTTGTCTACAGAACTGCAAGAGCAGGCGGGGCCGCTTATCTTGCTTGGAAGAAAGGGAAATAAATGGAACTACAAATTGGCGATCAGGTACAGGTATCTATTACCTCGGCTTATGGTTTGACACTAGTCACCGGTGAGATTGTTGTCTTGGGATGGTGGAAACCTGATCTTTACAAGTTCGAACTGGCTGGGCTATCACACACCTTTTATCAGGATGACGAAGGCACAACAGTAAAGAAGGTCGGCTAATGGCTTACTTTGACCTCAGCGCTTATCAAACGGTTCAAGAGCGCATTGATTTGTTTTGGCAGTTGCACCCTAATGGCCGGTTCAATCTTGAGATTGTATCTATGACACCTGAGCAAGTTGTGATCAAGTCCGAGGTATGGACAGACATTGCAGAGGAAAAACCTCGCGCTGTAGATTTTGCTGAGGAACGCTTTGGATCAAGCCCGGTGAATAAGTCAAGTTACCTAGAGAACTGCGCTACTTCGTCTTTGGGTCGCTGCATAAGTCAATTAGGCGGGCCATTATCACCTAAGGGCAAGAAGGCCAGCGCCGAGGAAATGGACAAGGTAAACCGAGTCAATAACCGCGACTGGCTTGCTGAGGCTGATGCCTTGGCTCTTGTCTATAACTTGGATGGATTGCGTAAACTGTATAGTGAAGCGGTTGCTAACCGTGCGCTGCCAGAGATTGTAGAAAAGATAAAGACTTATGGAAATGACCTATCAGGATCATCGGATCCTAGTGGCCAGCCTTCGAGAGGTTAAGGAACTCCATGCCGAACTCATCTACAAGAACCAATCAAATGGAGCCACAAGCCTCATCCCACTCATCTTTGATCGAGCCGAGCGAGTACAAACCTGCCGATACTCCAGTGATGGTGGCCGGGGAACTCTCCCTCATTCGAACTGAGGTTCAAAAGGGCATCGCCGTTCTTTATGACTCGGAGTGCAAGTTGGCCGATGCTGAGAACGCTTATGAGCGTGAATTGCAATTAGCCTTTATCAATGCTCAGGGTACGGTCGCTGATCGCACTGCTGTATCGCGCTTACAGGCATCAGACAAGCGCTTAGCCGCTGATCTAGCCAAGGCCGAGTACAACAGGGTCAAGACCAAACTAAAGGCGCTGGAGATGGCTCAAATGTCTATCCAGACTCAGGCCAGACTTATGGAAACCGAACTAAAAACACTGCGGTGATACTCATGATCGCTTGGGTAGCCGCCCTAATAATCGGTGTGTCTATTGGCACCGGGGGCATTTGGCGATTCTTATTTGCGGTCGAGGTTTGGTGGATTGGTAAGTTCGGTAAACTAGGCAATTATGATAAGTGAAACCTGCGGGTGCGGTGCCAGTTTTCAGGCCGAGAGGCAGGATGAACTAAAACTTTTGAACACTTGGCGAACCAATCACAAGTGCCGCGCTGAAGGTAACCTCGCAATCATTGATACCTCTCGCAATGAAACCTCTAACCCGATTGGTTTTCTTGCAACCGGCTTGGTAGATGCACCTCGGTCACCATACCCGGACTGGGATGAAGATTGACACCTAAACAGTTCGCTAAGCACCTAGCCCTTCAACCTTATTGCCCGCACTGCGGCGATACCGATACCTTGGTGCCTAATCATCGCGCTAACCGCGGTGCAGGATCACCCAAGAGCCTTGGCAATGCCAGCAATGTCATGGTGCTTTGCTCGCGCATGAATTTTCTAATTGAGTCTGATGCTGAGTCGGCTGCGACTGCTCGGCGCTATGGCTGGAAGATCAGCAAGTATGACAACGCACTTGAGAAGCCTTATTATGATCTAGTTGCAGGCCGATGGTATTTGCTCGGTGATGACTTTACAAAGTCGGACTTGCCAACTCAAGATTAAGTGTTATAGACTCACCAAATCAGTTGCGGTTCTTAAACCGTTGGACAACTATAAAAACCTGCACTCGCTTTACAAGCGGTGATACTGGGCGTTAGAGGCCGTCAGTTTGGCATACCTGCGACAGTAAAGCCTCAGATCAGGTAAGAGTTCTTGAGAGTAGAACAAGAGTTTATTTCGATGCTGTCACTTCGTATCTACCTGCCAGCCTTGTGATCGGATAAACATTTGGCGTAGATAGTCTTACCCGTGAGGATAGATCCATTAGAAAACCCGAAGGTCCTTATACCGGTGGTTTGAGATGGTCGCTTAGGCCATTTCTACCCTCGAGAACCTTGCCCGGTGATTACTGCTAATCTAAAATGATGCTGGATGACCAGAAACTGATTTGTAAGCGCTGCGGGTTTACCGAGTTTGTCGCTTCTGATAAACGCAAGCGCCCCGATGCCTTGTGCGCTGATTGCCGCAGGCGGCCGGCCAAGTCAATAAATTATGGTCTACCAAAGTCTTGCATCCCGCACCGAGGTGAGTTTGATCAGGATGATAATCCGATTGCTTGGGGCCATTTGTTGTTGCCCGGTAATCGAGTTTGCAAGCATAGCGATTGTATTGAGCCGAGTCATATTCATCCCTAAATTGGGTTACTGATTGTCGGTGGATCCTGCTAGGCTCTTGATGACTTGCAACCTTGCAAGCACGAATGAAAGAGTCTGATTATGGCTAAATGTACGATCCAACTTAGAGGCAATCTCGCACGCGATGTCGAGGCCAAGGTTTCTAAGGCTGGCAAAATGTATAGCGTATTGAGTGTGGGATCTACACCGAGCAAGAAGAATGCTGCCGGTGAGTGGGAGAACGGTGAAACCATGTGGTTTAGTGTCACCGTGTTTGATGAGTTAAATCCTTTTGAATTTACTAAGGGCGCTCCAGTGGAGATTGAAGGCACCTTTGTAGTTCGCAGTTATGTCAAGAAGGATGGCACTAAGGGGCAGAGCCTCGATGTTACTTCTGATAAGGCTAAGATCATCCCGCGTAAAGAGTCGGTGTCTACGATGTCAAATCAAGCGCAGGCCGAGTGGAAATCACCTCAGTCATGGAGTGAGCAAACGCTACTTGATGCTGATCTACCCTTCTAATGGGTGAACTAAGTTTTATGGCCCTTGGCGATCCAGTGCCTCAGGGATCTAAAAATCCGTACAGACTAAAGACTGGCCAAATTGTGTTAGTCGAGGCTGCTAAGGGTCATAAGACTTGGCGCGCAACAGTCAAGACCGCGTGCCAGTTGGCAGGTCTAGGCTCGCATCAATTACCTCTAGATGGCTACCTGAGGCTCAAGGTGACCTTTTTCATACAAAAGCCACCTAACACCAAGTTTGATCTTTACCCTGCTGGTAAGCCAGACTTATCAAAATTGATTAGATCGGTCGAAGACTCAATTACTGATGGCAAAGGCTGGGCTGATGATGCCCGGGTTGTCGAGATCTTGGCGCGTAAAGTTTGGTGCAGTTCTGAGCCTGATTCCTACCCAGAACCCGGGGTTTCCGTCTTGGTAACGGAAGTGTAACGATTACCCTTATCGGCGTGTCTTTTTGCTAATTTGCTACACCTAGCCTAGAAATACTGCTACATTTATCTCATAAGCCGAAAGGCAGAAAGGGATGACAAAATGTCAAG